AAAGAATAAATATAAATATTGATAATGAGGTTCTTGTATGAGATATATATTAACTGAAAATCCTTATATATGGGCACGATTTAATTCAGGAGATACACCCACAATTACAATCTATAAATCATCAGATAATTCCGTTATTGTAAATGCAGATAGCATGTCAGAATTAGGAACGACCGGATTTTTTAAATATCATTTTGCACCGTTACCATCAAGCATGACCAATTATTTCTACATTGCAAAAACAGTAGACGAAGAACATGCGGGATCAATAATCCTCGGAGGATATCCGTCTGCTATTTTAAGTGATACAAATGAGCTTCAGAATAATCAGGGTAATTGGCTAACTGCTACAGGCTTTGCAACACAGAACCCGCCGAGTCAAAATATTAATGATTACAAAGCGGATGTTTCCAAACTAGATGTTGCTATCTCAACCAGGGCTCCAAAAAATGAATATGATATAGAACTCTCTAACATACAATCCGAAGTTGGCGGATTAAACGGTGAGTCAATGAGAGGGACTGATAATGTTCCGATAAATCCTGTTCTTGCTAACGATCCGAGGCTAGATGATGTAGGGTTAACAATAGAAGAGCACAATAAATTGATGACCGGTTTAGAGTCTGATATTCCTCCTCTTGTGTGGAATGAAATTGAAGCAATAATAATAAAAAAGATGATCTATAATAAAGTTACAAAACATGATGATATTATTACAATATATGAAAATGATGGAACGACAGTATGGAAACAATTTAATCTTGCAGACGGTGGAAGGGTTGAAATATGATTTTATTTGTAGATGAAAACTCAGGAATTTTATTTATAAAATCCAAGATATTCATAAAAGTAAAAGAAATTATTTTCTTCACGGGTCAAATATGTAGTAAAATATTACGATTCAAAGGAACATATAAATGATTTCAGAGATACTTGAATATACGGGTCAATCAACAAAAGGAATGGATTTCACAGGAAAAAGAATAAATAAACTCAAATTTACCGGACATACAATAAGTGAATTATATATAACAGGTTCTCATATGACAGAGTTATCTTTTTCAGGTACAATGCAGTAGGAGGAAATATGGCAAACAAAATATGTTTAAAACAGGCTTTGACTCTTAATTTTACAGACAATGATAACACCGATATGTCATTGGTAAATTTCAGAGTTGATTATTGGAAACCATCTAATCTCACGGATACGCCGGACGGAACAGTAAACCCTGCACAAATAACAACTACTCCGGCGTCTCCAATAGTTAAAATTGATATTCTGAAAGATTTATTAGACGAACCATCAACTGGATCGTCAATGTGGAGATTCCAAATAATTGACAACGATTCAGGTGTTTGTTGGACAACAATGAGTTTCCAGGTGAAAAATAAAGGTCAATGTTAAAACGTGATGTGAAACATTGACAAATAATGAAACGTGATGTATTATAAAGAGGAAGGATGCTATGAATAAGATATGGGCGGCAGAAAAAAATTATTTACTCGATTATCAGGAGCGGATAATAAACGCTACCTCCGAAGAAGTTAAAGCCGCTGAGTCCATGTTCTCAGGTCAAGAGCTTCCGAGTATTCTATCCATCGAAGGCGATACGGCGATAATCAAGATTGAAGGGCTTCTTTCAAGAGATGGTCCATCGTGGTTAGATCGTATGTTCGGATATAGTGGAACCGGATACTATGATATCCTTGAATCTATCGAAGAAATAAATAATCATCCTGAAATTAAAACCGTAACTCTACAAATGAATACTCCCGGAGGACATGCCAGTGGAGTTGATGAAGTCTATATCGGAATAAAAAATCTTGCGAAACAAAAAACCGTTATAGCAGAAAATCACGGACTCATAGCCTCTGCTGGTTACTGGATAGCATCGGCAGCAAGTAAAATTGTAGCGATTGGACCGTCAGTAGAAACCGGATCAATCGGCGTAATAATAACAGCTATTGACGATACACAGTGGCTAAAAGACATGGGACTGAAACGGGTAAAAATAGTTTCCAGTAACGCACCGAACAAAGCCCCGGACATCGGTAAAAAATCGGGTATAAACATCCTTCAGGATCGTGTTAACGCAATAGAGCGCATATTCATTAAACGTATCGCAGACGGTCGAAAAGTAACAGAGGCGCATGTACGTGAAAATTTCGGAAGAGGATCTGTACTTATAGCAGATGACCCGGACGAATCCAAGGATGACGCTTTGAGTGTGAAAATGATAGACTCGGTTGTCAACAGGATCGGTAAATCAGTTCCTGAAAATGATGATGATGAACCGGATGAAGACGATCCGCCAGTGGAACCCGGAAAACAAATGCCGATGAACGGACTTGCCGCAGTTCACGAACCGAAACAGAAATCAGAATATGAAAAATATATCAAATCACTTGAAAAAGCCCCCGCAGTGGCGGGAGAAAAACCGGTTGAAACCGGAAATAATATCCAGGAGGATACAAAAATGACATTAGCAGAAATTATGTCAAGTGATCCCGCTGTAAAAGCTGAAGTTGAAAAATTGAAGCTTGAGAGTAAAAATGCAGGGGTCATAGAAGGAAAAGCGGAAGTCCAGACCCGGATTGACGCCGCAGTCAATTATATCGGTAATGAGAATTACCCCAAAATTGACGCACTCGCAATCAAGGTACTCAAGGGCGAATCTGCACCGTCAGCACTTGAGGGAGCTGTTACAGCGTATGACATGCTGAAAGAACAGCAGAACTCCACGGAGGCGGAAGCAGAGGGCAAGGAAATCCCTGAAACACCGGCAGAACCCGGAGCCGAAATGGCAGACGATGTTATGCAGGCAGTCGAAGAGACGAAAAAAATGATGGGGAGGGCGTAAATCATGGCAGTACAGACATTACAGAACAATTCCAGTGTACCCTTTATCCGGTCAGGAGAATCCTATACAAAAGAAAGTGAAACGATTCTCAAGGATATAGGCCGATCCGCTCCTCTCGTATTTGGAACCGTAATGGCAAAAGTGGCGGCATCCCAGAAATGGGTTCCCCTCACTTCCCTCACAGCGACAGACGGATCAGCAATCGCACAGGGTATTTTTGTCGGTGCAGACATCCCGGCGGCTTCTTTAGTGGCAGGAGACGTAACCGGACAGCCTATACTCGTGGGTGGAGCGGTTACAGTTGATGAAAATCAGATCACAGTTGAAAACAGCTTGACACTCGACAGTGTGTTCACAGAGGGCGGAGCAACCCATTATATCGTTGTAACAGTTCGTGATCTGCTCGCAATGCGTGGTATTTTCGCAGAGGATACCGTAGACATTGATGAATACGAAAACGCTTAAAGGAGGCGTATAAAAATGGCAATTTTTTCACCAGTAGCAGTCGACAGTTTTAGCCGGTTCATGGCTGAAATGTTCGATGAAAAGGACATAATCAGTGTACCTACCGCTTTCCAGGCTTTTTTCGGGAATCCGGCGGCAGGCGGTCAGACGATTTTCTCAGACAATTCTCTTGATGTTGATATTGACATCATAAGAGGAAACGAGAAAACTTCAGCACTTATTCCTCGTGGTATGGTATCCCGCCCACTCGGAAGTCTTCAAAAGAATCTGAATGTTGAGAAATATTCTTCATTCAGCCGTAAATATCCACTTGCAGAAGAGGAAGGCGATATAAACGCAAACCAGATTTTGCAGCGTGTAGCCGGCGAGGGTCCATACGAAGCAAGGGACCGTCAGTCAAGAATGAGAATTCTTGCACTTAAAATACACCTTGAATCAATCAGGCGCATAGTGAGAATGAACGAAATCCTTGCCGCACAGTCAGTAATTGAAGGCGTTCAGGATGCAATAATCGGAACGACCAATTCTGATTTACAATACGATTTTAAGCGGAATCCTGCTAATACAATAACAGTTGCAAATGCCTGGAACTCAGGAGCACAGAAAATACTCGCAGATATTGACGCCGCATGTTTGGTTGCTCGATCTAACGGCAAAACCAATCCGAATTTTCTCGGTGTTGGTACAAGCGCAATGGCCGCACTCATAAAAGATGCAGATGTACAGAAAAATGCAGATAATCGCCGTTTTGAACTCATTGAAGTTACGACTGGAAATCCCGTACCACCTGAATATAATAGGTTCGTAGAAGCCGGATGGATTCCAAGAGGACGGCTCAGAACTCCGAAGGGATTTGTTTTATGGATGTTCACCATGACTGACGTTTACGAGACAGACGCTGGTGTTTCAACTCCCTACATGCCCGTAGACAAGGCTATTATAACCAGCGTCAAGGCAAGAGCGGATCGTTATTTTGGTCCCCCTGAAAATCTTCCCATGATCGGCCAGCGGATTGCACTCTATCAGGATATGTTCGGGTTCAACCCGGAAGCAGCTCCGATGCCCGCAAATATCAAGAATCCTGCTGGTATTATAATGCCCGCAATGTTCCACTCAGACGCTTACGTAGCACCGGACTGGAAAAAGATTACTATCAGAACACAGCATGCTCCAATTTTCGCAACGACACAGACTGATAGTTTCGTAACCCTTGACGGACTGATAGCTTAGGAGGCTGGATAAAATGAAATGGATTAAAAGAGGCGTGCTCAGAGTTAGCGAAGAGTTGACTCTGAAATACGGCGATGATATCCCGAAAAAGGGGATATCTGCCAGCCAGATAAAACGGTTTAAGGATCTTGGATATATCGGCGATATTATAGAAAATATTTCCGAACACCCGGAGGTAAGAGCATTGAAAATGCAAATCAGCCGCCGTGATGAAAAAATCAAGGATCTGGAAGCAAAAATTGAAGAGCTTGAAGCCGATATGTCAGCGAAAGCTGACGGAGGCGAAGAATGATAGTTCCTGAAGGAAAAACAGTATTTTCAGGAACTCATAAATATAAAGCGGGTGAAGAGTTGCCCGCTGATATTTCAAAGGCTCTTGAAAAGAAAATGGATAAACAGGAAAAAACTCCTGTCTATAAAGGGAACAGCGACAAATGACGAATTTGCGGGAACGTGCTGAAAGTGATCTGAAAAAAACCCTGGAAAGAGAGTTTGCACTGCCGGTAACAATAACAAGCCCGGACGGCGTAAAACAGGAATACTCCAAAAACTCCGCCGATCCCTTGAACCCGGATACTCTCTCAGGTCAGATCCTTTACAGTTACGTTGCCGTGAACCCAGATACCGGCGAGGAAATAATCGTAAATAACCCGATTGTATCACTCCGCCGGTCGTCGCTGAACCGTGTACCGGAAGCCGGGGAAACGTGGGTATTTGAAATCCCTATTACTCCCAGCCGAACAGCCGTAAAGGTACCGTTTATTATGGACGCAGGACGAAGCCCTGAAAATGACGACAGTATCGGTTATATCAGGTTTTATCTCACGAAGGCGGAACAGTTATGATGAACTTTAGAACGATTAAAACCGCCATTACCGGGATATTTGGAGCAGCAGAATCAGGACGGTATCAGACAATAGGATTTCAGAGGCAGTCTAAAAACGCCGCTGAAGTTTTAGGCTCTAATCGTTTTGTACAGGTGTTCTTCTCTTCAGGAGATTTCCCGGAGTCAGGTGGAAGCCGTTCGGGAACGAAGAATCATGAAGTAACTTATCGTATAGAATTAACAGCATCAGCATCCAGTAAAATTGATCTATCAGTTTTCGCAAGCGGAACAGAAGCGCAGAAATCTGCAGCAATAGCGGCACACTTGGAAGCCTCTCAGGAGGCGGATAATTCAATTGATGAACTAATAGATATAGTCTATCAGGTCATTATGAATAACAGGAACCTTGATTTAGGTTTGCCAGTTGGAACCGTTACAAACAGATGGATTTCCAGCATACAGAAAGACACACCTCCGAACCAGGGAGAATATGTTATCATGACTGCATCCATGAACCTAACCTTAAGAACAACTGAAGAGGTAACCGGAGATACCGGAACAACACCGGATATCGTAGAAATGGATACGACAATAAAATATCAAGAGGACCAGGATGACAAGTCCGGTGTACTCGTAACGAATGTATAGGAGGAAAAACACATGAGTGTAACACCTACAAGCGTGGCAGCAGGAGTTTTCACCGGACTGAAAAATAAACAGTTCGCTGTAACTGCTGAAGTTCTCGCTCGAAAAATATTATTAATAGGTCAATATGATCCAAACAAAACGGACGTAGTAGACAATGTGCCCGTGCAGGTATTAAGCCCTGAAGACGTAGGCGGAAAGTTCGGGTTCGGGTTCATGCTTCACCGTCTTGCAATACAGGCATACAAGCAGTCAGGCGGACTCGAAACATGGGTAATCCCACAGCCCGAGGGTAGCGAAGTTGTAGCGTCAGGACAGATTGATTATACCGGCACAAGCGGAGTGCTTGCCGGAACGCTCGCTCTATATATCGCAGGAGATCGTGTTCCGGTAACAATCACAGACGGAATGACAATTGAAGAAATATCTGACGCCGTAGTTGCGGCGATAACCGCAGATGATAATCTCCCTGTAACAGCATCCAAAAAGGCGACAACATTTGAAACGCTCATTACCGCAAAAAGCAAAGGGCTCTATGGAAACGACATCTCAATAGAGTTTAATTTGCAGGCAGGTGAAACTCTCCCGACCGGAATTACAGCCGCGGTAACCGCCATGGCATCGGGAACAGGCGTTCCTAACATCCAGGATGCTCTTGACGCACTCGGAACCGGAGACGCTCAGAATGAGAAGTTTTTCACGGACGTTGTTCATGGATATGGACAGGATTCTACAACCCTCACGGCAATAGCAACATATAACGGCCTCGGAAATGATTTTGTCGGAAATTATGCAAAAGAAGTATCCCGGCCATTCAGGAGTCTGAACGGAGACGTTTCAACCGGGACAAGTGGATTAACGGCACTACTCGCAATTTCCAACGCCAGAAAATCAGATCGGACTAATGGAATTATAGCAGTCGAAGGAAGCCCAAACCACCCGGCAGAAATAGCCGCTCAGGTAATGGCGCTCATGGCACGAACGAACAACCTCAGAGCTGAAGAGTCCTATATTGGGAAACAGCTATCAGGCATTTTCCCCGGTGACGTTTCAGAGCGATGGTCAAGTGATTATGATAACAGAGACACAGCCCTGAAACAGGGTATCAGCTCGGTAATCATAGAAAATGGAGTCGTAACGCTTCAGAACGTAGCAACATTTTACCATCCCGATACAATCGCACTTTCCAGCAATGCGTTCCTCTCAATGAGGAATATTTCAATCATCCAAAACCTCGGAGCATCAAGCAAGGCAAATTTCAGTCGTGAAAAATGGCAGTCAATTACAATTGTTGATGATGTTGCGAAAGTTTCAAGCTCGGTATCTCGTGAAAAGGTTAGGGACGTTGACAGCGTGATTGATGATCTTGTAGCGCTTGCGAAAGCGTGGGAAGGGCTCGCATGGATTTTTACCGCAGATTTCACAATAAAACAACTTGCATCGGGTAACCTTGTAACGATCAGAGCAGGAAATAACGGGTTCGATATGACACAGCCGGTAATCTTATCCGGTGAAGGTGGAATATTGAATACAGATGTACAGTTTGACGCATCCAGCGCAATTCTGACGGCATAAGGAGGTAAAATATAATGAGCAGTGGAACCCCAAGAAAATTAACACTTGACGGTGTGAGCTATGATGTTGCAGCAGATACTAACATCACCTTGAACCTCTCGCCGTATGAGACTGAAGGTATCCCATCTTCAGGGCGCACAATGATGAAACGGACGAAAAGAACGCAGACAGCAGAGAGTATAACAATTCTCGCAAGTCCGACCGAACAGGATGCACTCCGTATACTCGCTGAAAGACTTGATGTTTTTCCGTGTGCGATTACAATGGCAGACGGCGCAATATGGAGAACAACCGGAAACATAAATTTTGAATCGGTTGAATCCGAAGAGAACAGAGCTACAATCATAATAATTCCCGACCGATCCCCGGATGGATGGGCGTTATTTGCATAAATAAAATGGGAGGGGAAACTCTCCCTAATTTCTAAGGTAAGAGGTAGAAAAATATGAAATCGAAATTTGCATTGTCAAAGAAAAAAACAATCGTATCTGAAACGGTCGCCATGGATCAGGTCATGACGTTTCTTGAAAAGTTCGATATTGACGTAGAAGCGATCGAAGACAAAAGATCAAAATCCGGCGTAGAATCAACTTTAAACAAAATGAAAGATTATGTGAAATCCGGTCTAATCGAAATAATAGACAAAGATGGAAAAATCACAATCATCCAGCATTTATCACATCCAAGAGGCGATGTGCAGACTCTGGAATATAAAGAAATTTCAGGACGGCACAAGGTCGCTATGGATGGGTACGATGAAAACGAACGATATAAAATGATGTACTCTCTCGCCGGCGCAATTTCAGGAATCGGATATGACGGTATTTTAAAACTCGAAGGCAAGGATTTGTCAGTTGCCGAAGTGCTAGGCGCAGTTTTTTTACAAATCTAGCCCTCATGGATCAAATGATGGGCAATCTATTTTTCAGGGGCGTTACCCCGGACGAAATAGAAAATATGACCTACCGGCGTATGAAATACTGGAACCGGTGGCATGAGATAATGACAGAAGCGGAAAGAAAAGCTATGGATGTGAAAGGGAAAAAATAATGCCTGATTATTCAGTTAGTACAGGATTTACAGCACAGGACAGAATAACCTCAGCGTTCCGTAAAATGGGTAGAGGTGCAGGCGTTTTTGAAAATAAGGCAACTCGTTCTTTCCGAAATGTCAGCCGTGCAGGATCACGTACAGGATCAATAATCAAGGGCATTTTAGGCGCACAGGTTATTACCAAGGGGATCAGTTTGCTAACAAGCGGACTCCGTGAGGCAACAACACAATTTATCGGGTTCGACCAGGCTATAACATCGGCAAGTTCCAAATTCAAAGACATGAATTTATCGACAGCAGAAGGACAGAAAACACTTAAAGCTCTTAAAAAAACAGCTCGTGAAGTAGGAGCAACAACACAGTTCACAGCACAGCAAGCCGGTCAAGGTCTGGACTTTCTAGCAATGGCCGGTTTTAACGCAAAACAATCAATGGCAGCACTAAAACCGACAGTAGACCTTGCGACAGTCGGACAGATAGATTTAGGACGAGCAACAGACATAGCCTCCGATTCCCTCGGAGCGTTCGGGCTCATGACGAAGAATACAACGAAGTTGCAGCAAAATTTTAAAAAAATGAACGATCAGATGGCGTTCACTATGAGTCGTACTAATACCAACATGGAAGATATGTTTGCCGCAATCCAGAAAGGCGCTCCGACATTCACGGCAGCCGGTCAGAAAATGGCAACGTTTAACACTCTATTAGGTGCAATGGCTAACTCAGGGGTAAAAGGTGGAGAAGCAGGAACAGCACTCCGTAATGTTATGCTAAGACTTTCAAATCCTGTAAAACAAGCGCAAAAAGTACTTGATAAACTGAATATAAAAACACAGGATGCACACGGAAATTTCCGTGATGTAATAGATATCCTCGCAGATTTCGAAAAAGGTTTAAAGGGAATGGGGACCGCACAGCGAACTGCGGCACTCGCTACAGTTTTCGGCGCACGTTCTGTTACCGGTGTAAATATTCTACTAAAAACCGGAACTAAAC